TTAGAAGGGTGGTTGGTCTGGTTGGGGGAAGGTGCCCGCGTCCCAGGGGTGCCCGTTTGGTGGGTTATTTTGTTGTTTTTGGGGTTGGTTAGTTTTACCCCCGTTGTTATCGCCGGAGAATAGAACACTTGTTCCAACTTCGTTGGCTGTGAGTTCCATCTTTGAACGCTTCTGACCTTCCTTGTTTTCCCACCTACGTTGCCTGAGCACACCAGTGGCGATCACTCGCCGCCCTTGGTGTAGCGTGGCTACGCCCTCAGCCAATTTTGACCATGTGGTGCAGTCGAGGAATGCTGTTTCCCCATCTTCCCATTGGCCGGTCTGTTTGTTGTAAACCCGCTGTGAGCTGGCGATGGTGAAGCTGGTGACGGGTTTTCCGTCGTGGGTGTAGCGCTGTTCTGGGTCGGCGGTGAGTCGGCCGACGATGGTGGTGTGGATAGGTGTTTGTGCCATGAGTGGGCACTTCCTTTCGTAAAAAGCAGGGTTTTAAGACGTTTGAACCCCCGATGTAGGTTAATTACACCAACGAGGGCGTGTTTGTGGCTATAAGGGGCCAATGGGCGCGAATTTAGAGATCCTTAGGGCACCACCACTGGCCAGGTTGAGCCACATCGGGTGGCGTGCTCTCCCGGCGCTCCACCATCTCAGCGATCATCTTCGCCACCTTCGGGTGGACACGCTGCTGATATTCACGCGCAGTTTCACCCCGCTGGCCAGAGTTTTCCCGGTGGTAAGGGTCGATCTCCCCCACATCCCCACGCGTTTTCGCCAGCGCGGCACGCCCCTCAGAAGAACGCTCCCAACGCGATTTAGCCACACGAGCAGCCTCAACGATATCCAGCGGGGTAACCATCCTGCTGGAGACCATCTCCGTGCAAAAGACCGTCACCGCCTCAAGCCATAGCCACCCTGGCAGCCCGTAACGGCAGACAACCTCTCCCCACGCCTGTACCGTCTTCGTATCAGGTTTCGGGAAACGGTCTTTCGCCAGGTAACGGCCCTTTTCAAGGATGTCGAGAGCTATATTTTCGGCCTGGTCTTGATTCACGATTCGAGCTCCAGCTGGTCGATGACTTCCCCGTCGATGACGTTTCCACTGTTGGCACGTTGTTGTCGCTGTTGTACCAGTTCACGGCGTACGTCATCCCACTGTTCCGCTTCGGTTTTTCGCTGCGGTATCTGCCTGGAAGGGGTGCGATCTGGCAGCGGTTCATCATCCCAACCGCCCCGCTCCAGCCACGTCGTCGGATGCGGGATGAACTGCTTGTCGGGCAAGTTCGGATCGCAGGCGAGACGCTCGGCCCCGTCGATGATGCGTTGAGCATCCCCCGCTGCTTTGACGGCGGCCGCGAATTTGGCGCGTGCTTTTTTCTTGCCGACTTTGCGTGGGTAAGCGTCCCAGAATTCATCGAAGCCAGTTGAGGGCGATGGTTGGTCACACTCGCTCGAACCGGAGGTTTGAGCATGATCTTCTTGAGATAACGAAGTTATCTCTTTAGTTTTCTTGGAATATAGTCTTCTTATATGTCCGGTTTTTCCGGATCCGGTTTTTTCGGATGCGGTAGTGGGATTTGAAAGCGTTTCATAGTCCCAACCAGCAAATTTTCCATTCTCGTCACGCCTTTCAATCCGTCGCATGTGGCCAGATTCAATGAGATCTTTGATAGCGCTTGCGACTATGTCTTTATTCATTCCCAGAGCGTGCCCAACTGATCTTGTGGTGATGTTCCAGCCATCGCTGTGTGAGGCCATGAAGATGTAGACGGTCTTCGCTCTCATTGAGAGGCTTCCTGATCTCGTGACGCTGTTGGGGATCATTGTGAAGTCATCTACAGGTGAAGGCCCTCGAAAAATCCGCGACATGTGTTTTCACCTCCTACTGGTTTCGCTAGTTCCATCCGGGCTAGCCAATGAGTGCGAAAATCCTCACTACTCAACCTGGCCACAAACTCGGTCCACGACCGCATAACAACTCCAAAATTAGTACAAATGTTCGATATTAAGAGTGAAATGTGATAGCACCAACACAGCACACGCCACTACCCCACTCACTAAAAAGTTCACAAAACAAGCTCCGCAAAGTACCCCCGCCGAGGATGCCGTACCACCAAGTACAACCACCATCAGCCCAAAAGCAGCAACCAAATGGCAAGGGATAAGACTCGGGACACTGTCCCTTGCTTCGACCTCAAAGGGACCTGGACGATGCGTCAAACACGGAAACTGAGCCACCCCCCCGATGACACGGACATCAATAACCGAAACACTCCTCAACGGAGCTCAGCTAATAAACAACTCAAAATAGACCACCGCCCCGACACTCACACACGAATGCCGGGGCGGTAATTATAAAGTAAATTGCCGTCTAAACCGAAGCAGCTAAATCCTTTAACTCTCGTTGCCACTGAGAGTCGAGCTCTTCAACATCCCACTTTTTGTCAGGATCCAAAGCCTCGATAACTTGTGACATTTGGACACTATCGTGCAGGTCACGCAAGTCCACATGCCAAAAAGTCTCCGACTCATGCGTTGAAATGATCAACACGCAAAGTTTAATATCCCTCGACTCACCGACAGGCAAACAAACTGGAACGACAACGAAGTCCTCACCGTTCTCAAAATGGCGGCTAGCAGCTTCTCGCACATGAGACACCAACGTATCCCCTAGCGCTGGAATGATTACAGGCATGGCGTCAACTCCCAAACGTTCCAGCAGACGGGAGCGCTCACCGTTGTGGTTCAGGAATAAGCGGAACAACTGGGCAACAGCCATACGCGCACGGTACTGGCGCTTCTGCTTTTCATTCATAGTCTTTACCTGCCCTCCAACGGTCTAAGTAACAAGAAGGGTTGTACACCATCTCATTATAATGCTTTTGGTACATCCCGTTCACGACGCGACGAGACTTCTCTTTCTGTGCACCCCCAGCTAGCGCCTCATGGACCTGCCGGTCACAATCAAAACAATCAATGAAATATTGGTGACTGTGCACAGTACTATGCCACGTATCAGTGCGCCGAACCTGTTCAAAGTTCTTTTGGCTACCTTTGAGTGCCTTACAACGACTATATTCAGCATGAGCGGGGGTGACGTTGAGCATCAGAGCAAACTGTTCCACCATGTCATCATTCCCTCTCCATTCCCGAATGTAGAGTACTGTCCCCAACTCAGCCGTGTCGACTCTGTCTTCAATAAAGCCGGTAGATTCGTCTGGGTCGGGATATCTCACCGCTTCATCAGGCTTGGTACTCATATCTGCCAGACGATAGTTCTTTTTGTTAATATTCGGCGGCATGGATACCAACTTTAACAGGCTCATTACCCGCTACTAGAACCATTAACTAAAGATCAGACGCAGCATCTAAGTATGAGTAGGTCACCCCGCCCGCATCATCCAACACAGCAGGACGACCCCGATACGCCACCGGAACCTCCCCCGGCTCCTGCCACGAATGCACACTCAACCCAATCTGTGCTGACTCCCTCGGGTGGGCATGAATCCACTCATGACAAGCCCTACAAATAAAAACCAGATTCGCTACCGTATGCTCACCACCCCGCGACCTGTACTTCCGGTGGTGAAGCTGCTCAGCACCACCAGCACACACCGGAAACACCATCGCCTCACACCGGCCACCAGCCCGACCACCAACAACCCTGGCCACCCCCTCAGGCATCCGCTTCTTTCTACCCATCATGACCCGCCGCCTGATACGCCGCATTCACCGACTTCTGCACCGACTGCAACGCCGACAACTGGTCACGAAACGACCGCTGAAAATCCAACAAACGCTTATACTCCCCCTCAGCAACACGCGCCGCCAACGCCTCCCCCACCGTGCCAGCCACAGCCCTCTGCTTACGCTCCTCCATCGGCCCCTCCGCATCAAGAAACGCCCTGGCAAACGCAGCCTTAAAATCAAGCTCCGCCTTCTGCCACGCGTTATACGCCTCACTCACCGGACGAATCGACCTAGAAATCTGAGTCACCGCCTCACTAATCTCCCGCTCAATCTGAACCGGATTCAACGGCATAGAGTCACTCACCAGAACCACCACCCTCCAACTCCTCCGTGCGCTTCTTAAACGCCTGCCACAACGACCGATCAGTCACCTCAGCAGCCTTCGCGTCCTCCCACAACGCCTGCAGAGCACCCACATCAGCCACCCCCTTCAACCGAGCAACAATAACCCCCCGCTCCTCATCACGCTTCACCTTCCGCATCTCCTCACGAGTCACACGCCGATTACCCCCATACCCCAGGTTCGCCAACGCCCGACCAATAGCCGACGTCTCACACGTCTCCAACGCCGCCGTCCGCTGAGACATACCAGCACCATCAATCTCAAACGCATAACCTGTAGCATCAGGCATCCCCGTACTCTCAGTATCACGCCAAATACTGGCCTTAATAATCCACCGAGTCTGACCAACATCCCCCTCATGAGACATCTCAGTCAAACACCGGAAATTCGGATGATCCTTCCTAAACCGCAGTATGCGTTCCTCAACAGGCTCATACTGAGATAAATCTATCTTGGCCATTACGCAGCCCCCTTCCACTTCAACGTGACCCGCTGAGTCGGAGCCTTACCCGGCTTCACAAACCGCTCATACAACTCCGGCTCCGCCTTCCTAAACCCCGACGTATCAAACCGAGCCGACGGCTTCGGCGTCGACAACGACACCTGCACCTGATCATCCGAATAACTGAAATCCTCCCCACCCGTAAACTCCCGGATCTCAGCCTTCAACCGATCCTCCAACTCACGAGCCTGCCCCTTCAACTCCGACAACTCCCGAACACGATCCGCAAAAAACTCAGGCAACTGAGCATCCACATGCTCGGCCTCAAAATCCTTCTGCCGAGCCAACAAAGCCAACAACCTTTCCCGCATCTCCCGATCCGGGCGAATCAAAAAATAATCCACACCCCGAGGCTCAAAATCCTCGTGATACTCAAACACCAAGGCACATGCCTGGGCCCCCGTCACCAGCAACTGCCACTGAATCTGCCACATATACCGCTCCGGCACATCTTTCAGCTTCCACCACCGACGACACATACAACCCAGTGTTATGCTCTACCCGCGAATCCACACGCTCCCGAGCCCACGCCACCAACAACGGTTCCCGCTCATGCCCCCACTGCGTATACGCATTACCCGCAAACGGCCGGCTCAAACCCCGCCGATCCTGATACACACGCTCACGAGCCGACGGGCCACCCGTCGCCAAATCAGCCATCATCGTCGCCGTGAAATACTGCTTCCTCACCTCAAGCCACGACTGTTCAGAATCAAACTCCAGAACACTACATTGTTTTTCAGCCATTGTTAGCTCACCGTCCCTAACCAAATAAGATCAATAAACAAAACCGCAATAGTTGCCACACCGACCACAGCACGACCAACAAGCCCCCACGACCAGCGGAAACGCCCCCGGTTGTCCTCGTAGGCCTCATTCGCCATATCAATCAACGCCATATCCAACTCATCGCCATCACTGCGGATACGTCGCCCAGCCGGGTGGTCCACCATCGACTTAAGAACTTCCTCATCACGAGTCATTACCTCACCACCAGGTGGCACACTGTGCGACATGTCGTGTATCATTTCCATAGCAGGCTCCTATTTGTTGGTCTGTGACTCCAAGACCCCGCGCTCTGATAGCCAAAACACACAGCGCGGGGCCTCCTCATAAAAAAGAAGGAAACAAACACCCCTCCTTCTCTACGGGTGGGTGAGGAATCGAACCCCACAACGCCTTTGTTGCACGAACAACCAGCCCCACCCCAAAACACTTTTTGTTAACACCCTGCGTCGTTACCTCCACCACGACCGTCGCCAATGGCAGGTGTAGGGGCGTCATCGCGCATCTGCGAACCAGCGCTCGACCCCCGTATCCCACAGGGCTATTCACTATGCTTTTGTCATATATCGCGGGGCCATATAGGCCCTTGTGCCCGGACACGGAATCGAACCGCGCAGTAACCATTCGGGCTAACCTCAAAAGTCATGAACATTCGCTACTGACCCCCATGGATCACGAGAAAGCCCACCAGGTGGGCACTCTTGGCCCCGGCGAGGAAGTGCAGTTCAGATATGAGGCCGTCATGGGGTGTGATCGCCAGATTGTTGTTCAGTGGCGTCGTCCTTCGGAGACGGATCCGCGTCAGTGGCGCGGTCATGTTCCTGCTTGAACTCCCATACGGTGGCCACTACCGTGCCTATGGCTGAGGTGGCGGCGATGATTGCTGCGATTATTGTGACCATTTTTCCTTCTTTCTTTTCATGATTTTCTTCTGTCTTAGGTGTTGGTGGAAATATGAATACGAGATTGTTTTGTCACCGTGACGTATTTTTTGACTACGTCATATCTCTCACTCAAAAGACGACCACATGAGTGCCACCCGCCACATCGACGCAATGAGGTAGGCAGAGTTCACCTCTCACTGCTGAGCTACACGGACCGACTATCAATCCCAAAAAGCTTGTCAATATGAGACCTAGGAAACACCGTCCGCGTCCCACACCGAACCGGCCTCAACTCAGGGCACCGACCCTCACGCACCTGCCTATACAGCGTTGTCTTAGGGATGCCACTGATCCCCGCCACCTCCGCTACCGAATACGCTTCGCGGGCAATTACCTTCTTCGCGCTCATGTGATATCCTTTCTTTGTTGTAATTCTCTTGAGCCCCTCGCCCCACGCGGGGAGCTTTCTTTTATGCACCCCGGCTAACCTCGCTTCCCTGGCACGGAAGATCCAAAACGGCGAAGACAACACCACGGATCTAGCGCGACAGATTGAACGAATCGCCCTCCAATTAGCCCGCGAGCTCGGCTAACCTACCCGCCAATTGCTGCGCCTCCCCCACCGTGACATCCACAACCTCAGTCCCCTGGGGCAGGTGCAGCGCAACTCGCTCATCATCAGATGCGGCATACCTATAGGCCCTTACCCTCGGCAACAACTCCGCCGAAGTGCCCGAATCCCGGGATTCTTTTGCCAGTCCAGGATCTCCGCCAGCACTGTTTTAAACACCTTCGGCACAATCTCGTACTCAATGAGAATCCCCTCCGGGGCACGGTTGACTTTCCGTCGATTTGAACAGTCTGTATGCCTGCCGATGAAACGGATTTGCTGTGGACAAGTTACTCATGTACTATCTTTTGTCGGTTGGTTTCGCCCCTCGCTCCATGCGGGGGGTTTTCATATGCGGCAATACCATCAACGACATCGACTGCCCACGGTTGAAACACCGCATACTTTTGTGAACGACCTCCGAACTCTTCAAAGCCCGCCAAATTACCCTGAATCAACTCACGGACTCTCCGGTGTTTTATTCCAATTCCTTCTGCTATTGTGAAATCGGTTGTCGTTAGTTCTCCATCGTGGGAAATAACTAACTCCTCCATGTTTGTTCCTCCTCCGGAACTCCGGCCCCTCGTTCCTACGAGGGGCTTCCTTTTACACCGCATAATGGATATCCCAAATGCTTTCCATCAACGGCCGATCAGCCTCCGTGTACCCATACGCCTCAATAATTCGCCCATTCGGCAACTCAACCGGAGCCTTCTGAGGGACAACACCATGAGCCTCCGTCCACGCAGCTTTCAGACGCTTACCGAAAACAGGGGCCGTCGCCGACATCTGTTTCTTCGATAAGCCTTTCCCTTTCAGGAATTCCTGCACATACAACAGCTTCCTCACTGAATCCAGCTGCGGGGCCTCACCCATACCTCGAGCAAGGATGATGCGGGCTTTCGCCTCCAGGAAGTCTTGGTGGATGAGACCTTTCGCTGCCTGGGCGAGCTCCATTTGTGAGCGCAGCTCAAACATCAATGCTTTTTGTTGGTGCTCAGTAGCCCGAGGATTGATTGCACCACCGTTGTGGAAATAGTTGTCCAGGGCGTCCGCTGCCTCGTTCTGAAAGGCCTCAAGTGTGGGGCGCGCTTCCAGAGCGACACGATTCGTGTCGATGGTTGCCAGCCACATCGTGAGCGTCCGACGATCAACCATGAACATCTCGTAGTTCTTTCCATCAGCACCAGTTGAGGTCATCATGACCCCAACTGCCCACGACTTGTCATGAAGCTTGCGACGCTGTGCTTTACTGTCGATACCGAGAGCGTCGCAGATTGGTCGGACGGCCACCCATCTTTTGCCATCCTCGGCCTGAACAGCCTTAAGTTCCGCATCAGTACTCGGAACTGGTATAGTTACTAACTGGTTCATTTTTGCTTCTCCTTTGAAGCTCCTTACCCCTCGTTCCCGCGAGGGGTCTTTTTGTTATGCTGCTACGGCTACGATTTGCTCGTCTGAAATTAAGATTTTGTTGGGACGTGCCCCGAGCCGCGCTAATGCTTGTAATACGACTGGTTTCGGCCCTCGTGTTCTCATTGCTTCTCGCCATGTTTTGCGAGTAACTCCTGTTTCTCGTTCTAGGTCCGTAAGCGCTTGTAAGCCGTGTGCGCGTTTAACACGGTCAATCTCGTCAAGACCGAGAAGAAACATGCTCGTTTCACCTCCTTGTTTGTTGCTATGGGAAGAATCTAGCTCATCTATCAAACTTTGCGCAAGTTCTTTCCACTATTTGTTTAATTTCTTTTCTCAAACATGCAGGTTATATACCGCTTGACGGGTAAAAAATTACCCATTAAGGTGTGCGTCATGACCGACGAAAGAGCATGGTTTAGCTCAATGGCAAAGCGGCGAATCACCGCCGTAGAGATCGCAGAAATACTCGATGTATCCCGCCGCACAGCCACCACGAAACTCACCAACGGACTTAGCGCAGACGAGCTAATAGATATCTCCCGCAGCCTCGGTTTGTCCCCCATCCACGCGCTTGTTGAATTGGGAAAAATTACTTACCAAGAAGCAGTCGATTTTCTTGATGACGATGGACAACTCCTCGAGACAGCTGAAGATGGGGAGCTTGCGCTCGAACTTGCACGTCGGCTCAACCCCGCTACCAAGGCAGACGAGCTTGAAGAACTACGTAAAAGAAAAGCATCCAAAAATGTCCCACCCCCCACCTACGATGACACCACACACGACGACCTCCCCTACGTCGCCGACAACTCACCAGACGAACCAATGCCAGGAGATGATGACTACTTTGACGGCCCCTAACCTCGAAACCCTCGCCACAACCCACAACATCACCATCACCACCCACACCGGCGGCAACAAAGGACGCTGGTACAGCGACACCCACACCATCAGCCTAAGAAACAACCTTCACCCAATTGCTTACCGCTGCACACTTGCCCACGAACTAGGCCACGCCTTCTGCGGACACGACAGCAAAGCCGAAGGATGGTTTAAAGAACGTCAAGAACGCGAAGCCGACACTTGGGCTGCTAACCTACTTATAGGTCGGGACGAATACATGGATGCCGAACTCATCCACGGTTCCTGCCCAGGAGCAATCGCCCTAGAACTAGGCGTCACCGTGCACCTGGTCAACATATGGGCAACACACCACAAAGAAAGGCAACCACAATAACCTTCCCCAACCAACCCACCACAGACTCATCCGCCCTCTCACGGGCCACCATGCAATACGAAGACGCCAAAAAACCTCCGCTATCGCCTGGATCCTATGGATATTCACCGGAACCCTCGGTGGACACCGCTACTACCTCGGAGACATCGGAATGGGCATCGCCATGACTGTCACCCTCGGCGGACTAAGAATATGGACACTCATCGACGCCGCATTCATCAACCACCGTATACGGGTCAAAAACCGCGAAATCCGGGAAATCATTTTTACCAACAACGGCATCCCGAACATGGCATAACCATCGACAGCAGTACCAACGAGATACTGTTCCCACCGCATAATTCCTTGTAGACATAAAAAGACCCCTCTGCTGCTAGATGCTTTGACGACACACAACAGCAGAGGGGTGCCCCTGGCTGCAAAACCCCGAGGAGAGCTTTGCTACTCACGAACCTTAGCACACCACCCCCGAAAACCCACCATGGCTATTAGCAAACGCACCACCAGCACAGGAAAAACCAGATGGGTCGCCCGCTACCGCGACCACACCGGCACAGAACACTCCAAAACATTCACCACCCAAAAACAAGCCAAAGCCCACCTCCAAGAACAGGAGCGGGCACTGAGACGCGGCGAATGGATCAACGAAAAAGCCGCCCCCACGCTAGCCGCCCTCTGGCCTACTTGGGCCGCTACCGCCACCACCCCCGGCACCCTAATAGTGCGTCAACAAGCAAGAAAAAACCTCGGTAACCTGGCCAACCTACAAATTAATCAGATAACCCCAGCACTTTTACGGTCCTGGGTGGCCCAACTCCGCACAGGTAGGCCCTGGGTGAAAGGGAACACTGGTTTAGCAGAACACACCGTGCGTAACTATTGGTCGCAACTATCCGGATGCCTACGTATGGCTGTTGAAGACGGACTACTAGTCGAAAATCCCACATCCAAGGTCACAATAGTGCGATCACCACATATCGCGGTCGAAAAATGCCGCATCCCGGACATGGAACAGGTGCACCACCTCATTGAGGTGTGTGATGCGACGGGGAGGCACACGCTCGCCACTATGGTCATTCTGGCCGCTTCCACGGGGATGAGATCGAGTGAAGTCGCAGGCCTGAGATGGAGAAACGTCGACCGACGCCGCAAGATCGTGCGTGTCGTCGAGCAGTCCGCCTCCTCACACATCAAAGGCCAACCAGTTGGCAAGGCCCGATGGGCGAAGCTGAAAACACAGACCTCACGCCGTGAAATCCCCCTACCGACAGCGACTCTGCAACGACTGCGCCAACACCGACTCAAGCATAGGACAGAGCCTGACGGGCCTCTGCTCCTGACACCATCGGGGACTATGTGGCGGTCAGATAATGTCTGCAAGGCGATGGAACCGTTCGGGTTCCGTTTCCACGACCTGAGGCACCTCTATGCCTCGCATCTCATCAGACAAGGGCTGGGGGTAAAGGCGGTGCAGGAGTTGTTGGGACATGCTTCGGCCTCAACAACATTGGACACCTATACGCATTTGTGGATGGACGAGACGGATCGTGCTCGTGGAACTGCGGACGAGCTCGTGCGGATTTTTTGCGGACTCGACGGAGAAAATGGCTCCGCTGCGGGAGTTGTAGAGTAG